GCATCCTCTACCCGCCGCATACGCCAGTAAACAAACGTATAAGAACCATCACTCGGGACAGGCCAAACATTAATTCGGGGCTGGGCCGTTAATCGTTCGATCCATACCTGTATTGGCCTACCAGTCGTTAACTTGTTAGGGATTGCGGCATAAGTACTCACACTTATACGACTTATAGTAAGGTCAGACTGCGTAGCAACATTACCAGAATTGGTGCGAATTACGTGGTCAAGGAGGTCTATCGTATCTGCAGGGAGGTTATATTGGGAAGTATCAGCGGTAAGAGACACCGTACCACTATCGATAGTCCACATATTGATGCCACGATTTTGCCACTCAATGGTCATCAAATTCATGGATCTGCGGGCAGTAGCCAGATCATACCCCGAACGCATCTCTCTTCCGGCACGTTCCCACGCCTCCTCCGCAATCTCCGCGAAGTCCAGATTAAATGCGGTAGTACCGGACGTGGCCATTTATTTTTCCCTTGTTAGCCCTTCATTTTAGGAACGACGGCGGCGAGCTAAACCAGCACGATGGACTTTACCACCAGAAGAATACCCGCGTACCCTACCGCCCTTTTTATTGGGTTTGGGGATTCGTTTCCCAGTCCTATCCGTATTCCAAGGAAGCTTTTCAGAACCAGGGATTGGCGCAGCCATGGCCATCTCTAGCTCTTCTTGCTCTTTCTTCTTGCGTCGAGAAAAACGTGGTTTTTGTTTCCTATTGGTGCGAGCACTCTTAATATTTTTAGGGATCGACATTTTTTAGCCCTTCATTTTGACCATTTTGGCCTTGCGAACACCTTTTTTGACCTTACCGGCCCCGCGAACTTTACCAGATGCCTTAACTCGTTTACCTGAAGAATACCCGCGTACCCTACCGCCGCCTTTCTTTTGTTCCGTCAATTCGTCAATAATTTGTCCACCTCTATTTTCTTGTTCTGTTTGTATATCTGTTAATTCTGGTCCAGACATTTTTCGAGATAGTTTTTCTTTTTTAGCCTTCTCCTCTGCCCTTTTATCTCTATCTTTCCAGTCATCTAATATTGTACGATTTCTAGGAATACGCTTTCTAGGAATACGCCCACTCAAGCTGTCTTTCCGGTATTCGCGGGGAGAGAACTTGTCTTCTTCTGCCATTTTCTTGCTCCTCTAGGCGTAGAAGAACGTCATCATGTCGATTGTGGCAACGGTATATTGCACAACCATACCATTCGGGAACAAGATGCCGTCTTCAGGAATTGTCCTGTCAACAGTGGTATTGTCGGTACCTACCGTCCTTGATTTGAACAATACCGAACCATCTTCAGGGGTATTATCGTAGAACTGGATAACTCCTGCGGTACCACCGGAAACAAGAGAAAAGCCCTTTAACCGCATACGCTCGGTAAAGACAGCTTGAGCCGCACTTGCCTGACTACCTACAGTTATATTTGCCGCGTACTGCGTGGAGCATACCACCGAAGAAACTGTTTTAAAGTACTTACTACCATTGACAGCTTCAGCAGAACCCGTGGAAGTTATAACTTCGCTTATACTGTTCCCGTGGGTATCTGTTCCGGTAATAGTCGTTGTTTTACCGCTATCACCAGTACCGGCAGTTGTAACCGATAAAAGTCTAGCACCACCCGAAGCAAAAGACGTATTTGCTAGCGTTGCTGTGGTATTAGGTCTTGCGGCTGTAACGATAAAGTCTGCATCCGCGACAACCTCATCGCTGATAGTGATGGCCTTTACGTCTGAACGACCTGACATACTAACCTCCTATAGAAGGAAGAGGGGCGCTAACCCCTCCTCGGTTTTATTACAGGTTCATCCAGACAAGAGAGTATTCTGTGGTAGCATTAACCGCCATCACCTGACCGATGTTTACAAGTGTTGAACCTGAACTTGGCTCAACGGCTCCTGCTGTCGAATCTGATCTCATACAGTTATGACCAAGAACTAAAGTACCTTCAGTCAACAAGGCTTGTGGACCGGATACAGTAAACCAGCAATAGTAATCAGCCGTCACATCAATGACAGTTGCACCCATCACTGCTCCTGCTTCTGCTGTAGGAGCAATAACTACCTGTGAATACGGATTATGGATCAGTGAAAGCTGCGAACTCGTCGTCAGAGCAGTTGCCAATGGATCATAAGTCGTAATCACAACAGAAGGATCATCAGAGTGATCATGCGCAGGGTTAGATTTAACCCGCATGGTTTGACCTTCACCGTTGACATCATTTACCCAAAGATAACCATCTGCATATTCATTAAGGGTCAAATCATTGCCCCCTGTTTCAACAGAAATATCAACTTCTGCGACGGCTGTAGTGGCAGTTGCCGTCATATTCAGATGATTAGAATCCTGAGCTTGATGCGCAACGAGTTTACCCGCGGTAACAGCGGTTCCGCCTAGTAACCCATAACGATAAACATTATTACCGTAAACGAGTACACTGCCCAAAGGAAAGAGCTGCGTGGAACTTTCGGCCCAAGGGTTAGCCGTATTAACCTGACTCCCACCCTTACCGATGATTACGTCTGCAGGACCATAACTTGTTGCAGCAGCGTATTGGATATGGGCACCACCTTTATTGTAAAGGTTACCCGCTGAATTCATATTAGAATATTCTGTATACGAACCTAATGTCGTACTTTTAGTAACGGTTTTGAAGCCGTTTTCAGAGCGGATTGCTCCTGAAAATGTAGTATTAGCCATGCCATTCTCCTGTCGTGGCTAGTGTCAGCTACCCGATGCAGCTGTCAGGGAATAATAATAAGATATAGTAAAAGAAGGGGGGTAGCAAGTACCCCCCCTCTAAAAGTCCGAGTTGTCGTTAGGCTCCAGGGGAACCGTAGATCCCAAGGGGATCAGACACTCCGAATGAGTAACGCTCACGGGCTTTGTACCGGCTATTGCCAGTATCAAAATCGGCATCCATGGACGTAGACATTGCGCTACGTACAAAATGCTTCAAGCCGTTGGGAACGTCAGTCATAAGGAACCAAGCATCGGTATCGGTCAGATAATGATTAACAGCATATCCCTCGGGGACAGAGCCGTTATTGCGAAGTGCATTTAAATCATTGTCTGCCGTACCTACGCGTCCCTCGGTCTCCAGCAAGCGAGTTGCAACGAATTGCAGTGCAGGCGGGATAATGAGTTTGCGAGGCTTGGCCGCAATCAAGAGACTGCGCTCATCGGTCCAACCAGCGATGGATATAACGGCGGCTTCAAGAGAAGTCTCGTTAAGATCAGCACCGGAAGTAGGACGGTTTGAGTTAGTGCCACCAGATACCAACGGGTGAGCGGTGGAACATAGATATTGCCCATCGCCATAAGTGCCTGAATCAAAAGCATTGTTCAAGATAGAGGCAGCTTTTACCTGTTTGGTATACGCCATAGCACGGGCCAATGCTTTGGTATAACGAGATGACAAGGAGTCATACAGGTTATCCTCAATAGCTTCCTCAGTGATTGAGAAACCCATTGCAATGGTCTCGTGAGTATAGCGAGCAGTCCATGCTTCCTGTGCACTGTCATACGAAATGGCAGAGCCTTCGTTTTTAACAGGAGCCGCAGAAAAGCCGGAAAGCTTGGTTTCTTCTTCAAAAGAGCGGTCAGAAGATTCTTTCTCAAAAATCTGAGCGTGCTCTTCGCCATACTTGGCGTACTCCATTCCGAACAGAGCGTTCAGGCCGGGAAGGAGTTCTTTAAGTAGTTGTGCGCGTGAAATAGCCATTGTCTACTTCCTCCTTATACGCCGACGGTTTGATGGTAGCGGTGATAGCCTTGCGTGAATTTAACGATAAATTCAACAAAGTTACCAGAGCTGTTTTTAGTGTCTGGGACCACATCAACAACGGTCATTGGCAAGATGCTTGTCACGTTATTAATGTACACACCCATACGACTATTGCCGGTAGTTGTGAGACCCGTGTTAAGAACAAGTTCCGCATTACACGAAAGTGAATTGCCACGAGAAACAAACGCAGGTGTAAGACCAGTGGCAGCGCCATCAGCCGTGGAACCAGCGCAGTTGACTACTCTAAACAAAGCGTTTGGATCGTCGCAAATATATGCTTCGATATCGCTTGCAACTGTACTCGCAGGGTAGTCCTGACTGTGTATTTTGTAACTAAGGTTGGGGTCCGTATAAGTACATCCCAAAAACACGCCAGCAACACCAGGAACCACAGAAGTGTTATTCTGCAGCGTGGTGATTATGAGTGTTCCATCGTTTTTGTACTGCACTACATCTCCGCAGAAGATGCCAGTACCGTAGCCAGAAGCGATAGGGATCATACGCGTAGCACCTGCGAAAGGTGTACCCCCAACCAAGTTAACTGGTTTTAGCCCGTAAGGGGCATCTACAGTGGGGTAAGCCATCGTATTTTATCTCCAGATAAAAAGGTTTAGGACTAAGTCCCCGTACCAAAAGTATTTTTGGACTGCCGCTCATGAAAAAGTGGCATACGAGGATCATTTTCTCTCATAAGGTTGTTATCAACCGATTCCATTTGTGCCTGGGTCTGTTGCCGGTAGTACCCATTGCGTTCTGAAACCAATTCCTCTGGAGCTTTACAAAGCATCAACCCGCCAATCACAATGTTATCTTTGAATTTATCGACTTCAACGGTAACCATTGTAATTTCTGGATGGTCTTCTGCCTTTACAGGCTCCCAACCTTCACGAAGCTTTGAAGAAACATTAGTGGCGTCAATCTGTCCCTGCGTACTGACTCTTATCCAGCGAAATGCATAACCCGGCTCGGGATTCGGTGACGGCAAAATCTCGGGTCGTTGCCAAGCCTTTGTTTGGGTCGTTTGATCACGGGTGGTAAGCTCGCGGTCTATACGATTTTCAGCCATTTGATTTCCTCATCTCTTCTGCAACCTTTTGGGCGTATAAATCCAGGGGGACTCCAAGTTTTTTAGCGATATTCACCTGTGTCTGCGTGAGCCGAATTGTCTTCGGTGACGTGCTCCGCGTTGCGGGTGCAACCACAGTTGTCTGCCGCTTAGGCTTGTTGTTTCCTGGTTTTTCAGCATCCTCGAAATTTTCGGGGAATACTTCGCGCATACGAGAATCTAATCTCTCGTAGTAATCATCGCTTTGCGGGTCTACACCCGATTTGACAAGTTTGTTATGCAACCCCAACGCAAAACTTGTCATTTCGTCGTCTGGCCCGAACCAAGGATTAGCTTGCGCCCAATCTTCAGCCCGTGGGTCCAGTGCGGGGGTGGATTCAGGTACTGTTACAGGAGTATCATCTTCCTGTAAAGCAGGTAGTTTGAAATTATTTAACCTATCAGATTTAATCTTGGCAGCAGTTAGATCTTCTTGTGCAGTAACAACTGCATCTGAATCGCCTGCTTCATACGCTTCCTTGTATGCCTGTTTAGCTGTTTCAAGCTCATTTACAGCAGTACGTTTGGCTTGATCAAGCATAGCTGTCTGATTTTTACCGACAGTGCCTTTTAATTCTTTATTCTCCTCAAGAATTTTTTGCGCAAAAGTTTCTAACTCTTCCCGCTCACGAATTGCCTGTTCTTTCGAACGGCGTTCATCATGATATCCCTTACTGAAGTGCTTGATCCGGTTACGAACTTTATCGGAATACTCTTCAAGCTCTTCTTCAGTGACATCCGCTGGCGGGTCAGAAACCTTACGCCCCCTGTCAGCCTTCGGTGTATCATCAACAACCTCAACCTTATACTCGCTATCATCGGTTGCTTCTTCACTTACAGGCTCTGCTTTATCTTTCTTAGCATCCCCAGAAATATCAATTTCAACAGCACTGGATTTTTCAACTTCGATTTCAGAATCTGCGGTCTCCTCATCAGGAAACTCGTAAGCCACTTTCTGAAAAGCCATATTGTGCTCCTATACTCTGCAGATGCCACGAGGATCAGGAATAACTGCCTCGATGGAATCGTCATTCATCAAACGAAACTCTTTACCATTAACCGTAAACCGTGTCCCTGTATTCATACGGAACATAACGTAATCCCCTACTTGGCACCAAGCGCCATCAGGAAAACGAGCTTCATCCGTATACGCACTCTTACCCATGTCTATCACAACCCCCATAATAGAGGTAATGTATTCACGGTGTTTCTCATTGTCAGTCTTGAGCAACGAGCTACCTTCATAATAATCGCTAATGTCGGGCAGGGCTACCAAGATATGGTATCCACAGGGTAGGGGGAGTTGTGCTTCCCAATCTTCATCAGGAGTTATCGCCGTAACTGCTTCAGTCATTATCATCTTCCAGTTGATTGCGCGCAAGGTCTTCTACATGAGTTATACAAGATCTGAGACCTCGAATCAGACCTGTCACCTCCTTGTACTGGGCGAAGTCTTGTGCTCCCCCCGATCCAAGAAACTGTAGTGCAGAGGATACATCCTCGTTCATTTTTTCTATAAGCACGTCAAAGACGGTTTTTGCTCGTGGGATCATTAATTACTCTTTCTTGGTACTAGCCGCTAGTTTAGTCAGTTCCAGATCTGTCTTGTTAGCCTCTGACTGTCTATCGGCCCGCATCTTCACACCGGCTTTCTTGGCATCTATACCAACTTCAAGTTTTTCAAGTTCCAGCCGTTGTTCTTCAAGCGTAACGTCTGCTCTATCCTTGGTAACCTTACGTTTCTGCTCTTCCTGTTTAATCTGCATATCACCAGCATCTTTCTGGCTTTTACGCTGTACTTCCTGTGCTTTTATCTGCAGTTCTTGCTGTTGCATCTGAATTATAGGATCTTGGGCTTGCTGCTGTGCTTGTTGTTGTGCAGCTTCTTGCTGATGTTGCTGTGTGAGCTGCTTACCAGCCTCCGCGACAACCCGCGCCAGATTCACTTCTATCTCTTCTGGAAGTTCTTGATTCGGTGGCGGCAACGGTGCCCCCAGTTTTTCTTCGATCTGTTGACGGTACCTGAACCCTAGATGCTCGGCAATATGGGCTTGCAAAGAAGCTCCAATCTGTTGTGCTTGCGGATTCTGCCCGATCATCTGTGCAACCTGCGGGTCTTGCAGGAACGCCATATGTGCACCGATGTGCGCGTCATGATCCTGATAGATAAATGCTTTCATCGGCTTGCCAATCAGTGAACTCATGTTCTCACTAACCGGATCAGCAGGTTCCATATCTTCCTTGATGGGTACAAGTTTATCCGCATTCTTGACCCCAAGAACTTCGATCATCTGTCTATGAAGCTGTGGTAAATCGTAGATTTGGGGCGCAGACTGAGACATCTGCAGGACTGCTTGATATTGCACGACCCGCTGAGCCATCGTGGAACTGTTAGGATCACTAACAGGAATAACATCCACCATCGAATAATCAGCTTGGCGAGCACCAACTTCCCCACGCAAGGGCTGGTAAGAATATTCAGCTGGTGCATACTCAGCCATTAAAACCTTGAGGAGTTTAAACTCCTGCTTCATGGCATAGTGAACACGGGCCTGTACTGCAGCCATGGGCTTCAATGTACGTTCCAACAGTGCCAGCGTTGTGCCTACCGGAGCATTGGCAGACATATCAGATATGTTCATGTCACTGATTGCCCCCAACCGGCGACCTTCAGTGGTAATCTGATTAAGTAGTGCTAGAAGTGTCTGACTAGGCTCTTTATAGGGGAGCGGCATGATATTGTCGCGGATACTACCGGATGGTACATCCACATCCTTCCACTCCCCCGGTTCAATCGGAGTATCATCACCTTTAATACGTAATCCGCGAGACTTTAGACCCCCAGGTAAATTAGAAAGTGTACCGGCATCAACAAGCTGCCGTATCAGGGAAGTTCCCGCACGGGCGTACCCGCCGATAATATGGATAAGCCCAAGGCCATAAAACCCAAATCCCGGTACATAAGGATAATGCACGAAGTGCTGCCGTTTGAGCATCAGTTCATCATCAGGGTCCCAGTTCCTACGAATAGCCAGAACTTCACTCGAACTACGCTCTATGGTAACTACATAAGGTTTGGCAATTTCGTCGTCGGAGTCGTCAAAACCTTCAATAACGAGATCAGCGTGCACTTCATATACTGCGTATCGTTCATCATCGGTAAGGGAATATCCACCTTCTTCCGCTTTACGGATCTCTATATCGGAATGATATGGTTCCGGGTCTTCCAGTTCTATATCACGGTAAAACTCGTTAACCTGTAATTTTTTAAGTTCGTTCTTTGTCTTCCGCATAACGTGCGTAACACGCTCTGCCGTTTCAATATGAGACGCACCATAAGGTACGATACAATCTTCCGCCGGTATGAACAGGGCAACCTGCCGTCCAAGATTAGAATCGTAGTAAAGCTTCTTGAACGCAGAACCAGCCAGACCCAGACTATATAACATACGCTCATGCTCAGGGCGGTACTCGACCATATTCTCGGTCAACTCATAATTCATATCCGCCTTGACACGGGCCGCAGCTTCATCCTTCTCCTTGGTCTCTTCCCCAAGCACCTTGCATTTGACAGGCCCCATAGCGGGGAAAGTCTCACTCATGGTTTCCGCCTGGAACCGGATAGCAGCCTCAGCCAGGACCGTGGAGTATACGCCGCAAGCTCCCTCCCAAGGGTCCGTACGTTCTTCATACTTGAACCGAGTACATCCAGGCCCTTTACGAAGGTATCCGCCCACTCCTTGCGGCTATCCATATCGGCATCAATAAGCCCGATAAGTTCTTCAGAAAGGGTAGTACGTTCGGTATCCTCCATCTCCTCGGCCAGATTACCGTCAAAAGACATATCCGAAGGACCAGAGCCAGGGACCAGAGTTATCTCTACACTACCGTCATCCAGCGTGACCATGTCCGGGTTGACAATTTCAATTTCTAATTCCGCCTCGGGCAGTGCCTCATCATCAGGCAACTCGTCATCTATACTTTGGGGAGCCGCATATAGCCCTTTTTCAATCGCCATAAAATCAATCCCTAATAATATCCACCAGTACGGCGCTTGAAGTATCGAACTTCATCCGGCTCATCGGTGGGCAAGCGTATAAAACCTCCCTGACGGAAGCGCATAAGGGCCATAACTGTGGAGTCAACCAAATCATCATGACTCATAAACGGGAATCCTGCAATCTCTTCTATGACCTCTTCCGCCCAGCGTGTCTCTGGAACCCAACACAACCCTGACGCCACAATATCCGCAACGGAATTCAAACGCGCCAGCTTATCTCCTGACCCCCTGTGGGGTGTATACTCCTGCACAGGTAAACCCATCCTGCGCATTTCCTGATATAGCGCGGTACCTGCGCTCTTCTTCTCAACAATAAACGCATCAGGTTCCCACTCGCCATATTCCTCCATAGCAAGTTCTTTAAGTTCTGGGAATTCCATACGCTTTTTTATACTATTTAACAATATAATATTATATGCATCCTCGTCTTCATTAAAGAACACGCCCCATGTGGTAAGTGCCGTGTAATCAGCCCGATTATGAGTTTCCGCTGCCGCATCCAGAGACATTATAATGTATTCACAGGACGGAGGCTGCGTTTCCTTCCACTGCCCCCACCACTCGCGCTTGATTAGGGCGGCTTCCTCCGCTGTCGGCTCCTGCTGGTACTGTGCGTTCCATTGAAAGGTAGGCATGGATGCCTTGGTACGGAGCAGTGCGTCCAGATCAAAAAATTCAGGCCATAAAGGCTTCTGTTCCGATTTTTCGGTCTCCTTGTTCACTATATCTAGTATGGCGGGGAATTCGACCACATCATATTGATCTGCACGGGGATTCTGAACCATATCCCTGGTTACCCGCCCCGTAAGATCGTCCATATGCCATCTTGTCTGAATAATGGCCACACGGCCCTGCGGCATCAGTCGCGTTCTGGCCCCGAAAGTGAACCACTCATAAGCTTTTTCAAA